CGGTCATGGAAAGTAACTGACATTACAAAGAAGGATATAGCAGAGTTACCTGAAAGCTTTCAACCACAATTTCCTTTTGTAGATGATATTTCGTCTTATTCTTTTCCTAATCCTACAGCTAATCTATCAAATAAAGCTAAGCATTCATTGGAAAAATTACTAGCATATCGTCAGAAAAATATAGATGTTGATAATCCCGGTTTCAAAAGATGGACTACTACTTGGACTAAAGAGGCTGCACAGGAAATATTTGGAGATACCAGTGCTGCCAGTATGGGCAAGATTAATGGTCTGTTAGATAATTTGCCGGGAACACAACAGGTATTGCCAATGGATCATTTCGGTCAGGTAGCCATGGATCTTAAGGGTAGTGATGCAGGGAATATATGGAAAACATGGTTAGAAGATAATTATATATTGAACGAAGAACTTGGTGAATATGTTCTTAGAACTGACAGACCATTACCACCCACACGCAAAGGGTGGAATGGGATTGACGAAGAGTCTGCCACCTCAAGTCATATAGATAGGGTTACACCTAAGAGAGGTGTACCATCAACTCCAGACAAGAAGATTAGTGATTGGATTAGAAACTTACCAATGATTGAGGGCAGGATATTAGATGACTTTCGAAAGGCATGGAAAACCTTTGCGACACCCGGTGAATTGTCATCCCCTAAAGGTATATTAGGTTGGTTTAAAAAAGGGATAGAATCACCACACATACCAGCACTGCGACTATACGGTGGAACAGTTCGGCAGCATGATCGTTATATGGCAACTGTTATTGCTAAAGGAACTAAAGAGTTACAGGATCTTGGCTGGGCAGATAAGAACGGTACAATAACGCAAGAGGCTCTTGGGACATGGGACAATCCGGGTCCAATGAGGATTCTATTTAATGCTCTACATGATAAGTCATGGTTACCACAGGTTAAACAGATGGGTCCAGACGCTGAACGACAGTATGAGAACCTACGCAATCTAACCAACTGGGAAGAAACGCTACGAGGTGGGGATGATATAAAGCTTAAAGAGTTTGATCCTATATCAGATGAACAGTACTTCTACAGAGGAGTCATGCCTGAAAATGGGGACTTTGTATTATTTCAAAATAACCTTAACAAACTTGGAAGAACTAAATCCATTGAGATGCACAGAATACAGAAGCACTGGCTAGATCTTCAGGAAGCTGGACTACGCCCCCTATCATGGAATCCTTACGAACAAGCCATGCTTTCTTCAAGGATTGGACTTCATGGGCGTATGCAAACTCAAATGCTGGAACTACTAAAGACTCCTGAGCTTAATATGGCACAGAAGGTAGATGTTAGTGATATCGCTACCGTTGATAGGTTAACCAAGGCAGGATACAGACAAATACGTGAAGCTGGACCAGCAATGAGAGGAGAAAAACTTTATGGGGTTCCTCATCAATTTAGGAATGTTGCAAACCCTGAACAACATTTAAGAAATGTTGAATATCGCTGGTATTTTCCTAGTGATGTTGCTAATTCTATGGAAGATTTCTTTGCCCCTAAAAGCTCAATGGTAAAGTGGTTGCAGAAAGAAACAGACAGAAAGGTTTTAGGTAGAAGGTGGAAGCCAGATGATATCTTCTTCCTTACTAAGAGATCAAAACTTTTTGGTAGTTTTTTTCAACATGTGGACATGGCTCAGACTGCTGTGTTCTCTGGATTTGCAACATCACTTGACTCGATGTTAGAAACTATGATTAGGGCAGGAAAGGGTGAAATTGATAGGGGTACATTTTTCAAGGAATTAGTTGAATCAACCAACCATACTTGGCGTATACCACAGCAGATAGCAAGTATGGCTAGAGCAGCGGTAGATGTAGGTTATAGGGCACAACTAAGGGATGCAATGCTTGATGCAACTCCTTGGTTTGACGATCCTAGATATGCCGATTACAACAACCTTAATGCTGGAATACAGGGATTAGGATTACATGATCCAACAATCTATAGTTCGGATGATGCTATTAGGTTACTTGAGGAGGTACAGGTAGAGCTAGGGTGGAAGAAGAAGGCATTTGGTATTGCTACGTATCCATTTTCATGGACAGGTAATATGATTAAGCAACTTGAAAAGGCGTTCTCTGAAGGTCTATTTGAGGGTATATATCACGCAGGTGCATATCACGATTTTAGATACAATATTGTCCCCTTGACAATGAAGGTTCATGGAGACACCTTAAATCCCAATCAAACATTAGGTTTATCTGCAAAGAGGGCTAATATACTTTGGTCTACTATTCCACCAGAACAAAGCGTAATTAAAGGACAAACTAAAGATATCTTAAAACGTGTGTTGTTTTCTATAAATGAACAGGAGCGATTTGCAAGACAGTATACAGGTATGTTTAGGGGGGAGAGTAAGAGATTCTTCAGAATGCGTAGTGTTGGAGCGATCTTCTCAACGATTATGGCAGCTAATTTAATACACTATAAAGTTACAGGAGAACCCCTTCCTCTGCGTAGGTATATGCCATTTCAATATAGAGGATGGTATACCGCATTTTATGGGTATGCCCCACAATTTTTATCTCCTGATTTTCCAATTCCTGACCGGGCAGGTGATAGGACAACATTAGATCTACTGCTTCAGTATGACTTTGCACTTAGAATGCTTGATGGTGCGTATGGGCTTCCGTTAATCGGAGGTCTTGACGCTAGGTTAGGCACAGTACCTAGGTGGATTATGACTCAAGCAACCGGAAAAGATTTTAGAGGAAGGGACATTGCCAAGTGGGGCTTTCTTCAAAGGGCTATACAGGGAATATATGACCTTACCGCACCTATTGGTCTAGGGCAAATAGGTGCAGCATTTATCGTGAACAGTATGGGTGATAAAGAGTTACCAGCCATTGGGGGAACTAAGTTCCCTATTCTTCTTGAAGGTGCAACGCTCAAAGATATCATACCTACTTCAGAAGTTAGGCTAAGTTCGGAAGGTTCAGTATTTCAGGGTGCTACTGGACTAAATCTCAAAGCATATGGCAATGATGAATTAAGGGACAGGATGACAAACAGGATATTTGGCAATGGAACCGACCCACAATATCCGGGGTTAGTACTACGCAAGTATTCAGATATTGATAAAGATCCTGATAAATACGACCCACTTGAACTGAGAACTTATATCGCAAATCATGCTTTAAACTTTCAAGAATCTAACGAGATGAAGAAGAGGGCAGAGGAAGGCTTTTCGTTTGATTGGTACGATAGGTCTGCTCAGGCTATACACCATATAAATAAACTTAATGAAGAAAAGCTTAAGGAAGAGGCAGCTGTAGCACTAGAACTAGCATCAGATAGTCTATGGAGTAATAAGGAATTTGGTAGTGGAAAAGAAGCTTGGTCACCATCTAGCTTCAAGAGGAGAATGAAGATTGTAAATAGTGCCCATAGAGTAAGAATAGAGTCTGCTGAACAGATATATGGTTACGATCCCTTAACAAAACAGGTATTGGAAAAGAGACAAGAGGAACCTAATAGGTCTGAGGAGCCTTTACAGTGGGCTATATGGCACTGGAATAGGATAAGGGACGAGAACACTAATACTATTGGAGAGGTAAACTATAAAAAGTTTGACAAGGAATGGGACTTCTTCACATCTCAATGGGACGATGATGACATGAAAGAAACTGGGGGGCTAGAGGAAAGATTTAATACATGGATGCAGGGATTACCATTTACCCATTCAAATCACCATCCATTATTTGACCAGTATTATGATGACATGAGAAGGCTAGACAATGCTCATTACTGGCAAGATGGTCCAAGGATAGATAAGGAAAAATCTGACATAGCTGCCGGGAATATTGTTTATGTAAATGACGAGTTCTATCATAGGCTAAATGAACTTCAACACCATCATGGTCCAAATCTTCAGGCAGCACAAAAGACAGCTGTAGCTGTATGGTCTGACTATCTATCAGAAACTATAGAAGGCAGAAGATTAATGGAGAGTGAGGAATCGGCTCCGTATTTTGTTGTATCGATTATTAAGACTATGAAGTTAGTAAGAAAAAATCATAGGTATAATGTATTATTAGAGAATCCAGAATTAGATCAAATAGCTATTAAATGGATGGGCAATACGCCTACCCACATGAGTAATAGAGAATTTTACCGGGACTTGTATGGGAAGTTTCCGTCACAAATAAGACAACCACCATATCGATAGGAGGAAATTATGGTAACCAACAATACAGAACCAGAGGCAGAACCAATACAGGCACCAGCACCTGAATCAAATGAAGGTACTGAATTTCAACCAGATATAAATCCATTGATTTCAGAAGTGGATAGATTAAATGGTGCTGCTGATGTAGACATATCAGAGCCTGTTCCAGAGGGTACACAGACAGACCAGACGACTACGGAAGAGCCTATAATACCAGAGCCTGTTACGGCTGAAAGTCCTGCTACCACCGAAGAACCTATTCTCCCTGAAGCTCAACAGCAGCAACAAGCACAGCCTACTCCACAACAGCTAGCAGAACTTCAAAGACAGGCTACTGAATATGAACAGGTTAGACAAAGGGCTGCTGTACAACAGGAATATGAAAGGGTACAAAGACAACTAGAATCGCAGGGAGCTAGCCCTGAAGAGGCACAGCAACAGGCATCACAATATATGCAGAGCCGTACTTCACAGCAAGACTTAATGAGACAGGCTGATGCATATGGTAAGGAGCTTATTGCAAAGCAAACTGTAGTTGAGCATATTGCAACACAATATAAGCTTACGGTTGCAGATCTTCCTTTATTAAAACAGGCAGAAAGCCCAGAGATAATGGAATCTCTTGCTAAACAGATTGTTTCTAGGCGTAAGGAACAAGATGAGCTTGAACAATTTAGAAAGGCTCAGGTGCCACCTCAACAATTTGATAATTCTCAAGGGGCACCTGAAGTTGCATCTAGTGACGGAAACTGGTTAGATAGGTATAATGCAGGAGATAGGTCGCCAAATGCGGTGGCTGCTGCGAAAAGAACGTTAGGTATTGAGTAAGCCTAGGAGGTAAATCTATGGCACAGACAGCAACAACGGGCAATCTGGAAAATGCCCAACGAATAATCCTCGCAGCAGCGAGGTACACAGAGGAGCATAATGCTCCTGCTATGGGGCTTATAGAGTCTTTCTCTTTGCCCAAGGGTGCAAAGCAAGTCACTGTGCCTAAAGTTGGTCAGATGGATATTACCGATCTACAAGACGGTATAGACATAGTAGACGAGGAAGAAATTGGCATGACTACTGTGGACTTAACAGCAGCAGAAGTTGGAGCCAAGGTAATTCTTACTGATAAATTAGTCAGGCAAGCAGCTGATAATGTGATGAGCATTGTTGGTCGTCAGCTTGGTGATGGTATGGCACGTAAGAAGGACACCGACGTTCATGCTCTCTACTCTGGTCTGAATGGTGGCACTACACTTGGTGCAGCAGGTGCAACAATGAGCCTTGCCAATGTGGCAGGTGCAATTGCGTACACCAAGGCTAACAAGTTTGGGTCACAGACCTATATACTCCAGCACCCTAATGCAGTATTTGACATAGCTAATACTGCCGTCACAGCATCCAGCACATATCCAGTACCTGCTGGTTGGTCTGAGGATCTATTGGGGAATTTCTTTAGTGGTCTTCGACCATTGAATGGAGTGCCAATCTTTGAAGATGGAAATCTTTCTGTTGACTCTAGTGATGATGCCGTTGGTGTTATTGCTGATAAGTCTGCTCTTGCTGTTCTAAAGTCTATAGATACCAGAACAGAAAGGCAGAGAGATGCATCTCTTCGAGCGACTGAATTGGTTATGACAGCTGACTATGGAGTTTTTGAACTTGATGATAGTAGAGGGGCACCGCTTACATTTGATGCAGCTGCTCCTTCTACCAGTGCCTAATCTAGGTTGGTGTATACCAATGGAGGAACTAGATGGTTAATCTAAGTGATAGACAAAGGATGCGTCAGGAACTGGTGGCACAGGGGTACTCTTGGGAATATGTCGATGAATGGCAACCCAAGACAACCCTGTACCGCCATGCTCCCGGTTTGGATATCGAAGGTAACGAGGTCTTCCCGGTAGGATCTGTCATAAAAGGTGTGCCGGGTAGTCCTGATTATGTATTAAGAAAGTCTAGGTTGGGAATGTTTCCATTCCCACCAGCTGACACCTGTGAGTGCAGGTGGTGTATTGCTAGAAAGGTTGATGTGGAGATCCCTTCTGAGCCAGAAGAACTAGAGCCACAGGAATCTGTGACTTGTCAGGACTGTGGTGAAGAGGTATTTGCATTGACTAAGTCTGGAGCATTGTCAAGATTGCGTGTTCATGTGAAGACGCATCAAGTATCAAAGTAGCTGTAACGATTGACCGAGGCTGCTTCTGATTATTATATCGGTTGGTCGCAGGGATTAACCCTGTAAAGTAACCTTTAAGGAGGTTCGATATGTCGTTTCCGTCAATTCAAGGTGGAAAGTATGGGTTTGAGAAACAGACCAATTCAAAGAAAAGAGCTACTTACGGAACAACAATGGCTCTACCAGACGGAAGAGTATTCCGTTATGTTGAGAATGGTGGTACTGCAATAGGTGAAGGGTTGCTTGTAGCATCCGAAGCTGTAGCAGGAAATCACGATGAGGACTTGGTGGTAGCAACAAGTGGTGCTGCAAGTGGAACAACCATTGGAGTTACACTTGGCAGTACAGCTGCTGCTAAAAACTTATATGCGGAAGGGTATCTGTTTTCTAACTTAGCTGCTACAACTCCACACGAGATGTACAAGATTAAGTCTCATCCTCAAATTGCTTCTGGTGGAACTGGAACATTTACAATTGATGAGTCAGATGGATTCCAGACTGCTATTACAGCAGGTACGGATACCGTAGGTCTTATCAAGAGTCCTTACAAGGACATCGTAGTTGCTCCTGCTGCTGTTGCAGGACGATTTGTGGGTGTAACTTGTGCTGATCTAGAAGCTGATTACTACGGTTGGATTCAGGTAGCAGGTATAGCCTCTGTGAAAATGGACGGCACTCCAGCATTTGGAACATTAGTAGGTGCAAGCTCAAACCATGCAGGACAATTCCTTGCTGTTGGTGCGGATACTACTCCTGCCGTTGCACGAGTACATGGTAAGGCTGGAGTGGATAACGAGTTCCACACAGTTATACTGATGAACTTATTCTAAAGTGGTAGCGACTCCACAAGAGACAGAACTCTGGACCCCACCGGGAGTAACCCATAGTAGGGTTGTCCCGGTGGGGCACAATGCTGAGACAGGTGGGCTAATATACGAATACCGTTTTCGTGTACATGATGAAGTCACTGACCGCAAACATGAGTTCCGTGTACTGGTAGATGACAGTACTTCTAAAGCCCACATTGAAGAGATGGTAGGTAATGCATTTGAAAGTTGGCTGATTGATGTGAGGATGAGGCACAGTAAACCAGCCCCTACGCCTGAACAGCGTAAAGAAATTGGAAAGATTCTGGAACAGATCCGGGTCAATAGCAATAAACGTAAAGGGAGTAGTAACGGTAAGATATACTATCAAGGTCTAAGATAAGGAGGATATCCATGACCACAGAGATTATAATATCTAATGAAGATATAGCAGCGACATTGCAACAAAAAGTAAATCAGGTTACTAACCTAGAATTACAGAATGCAGCTTTAATAAGAACAATTAAAGATAAAGACGAAGAGATTGCTGAACTAAAGGAAGAGTCTAATGCCGAAAGTAGGGGGTAGGCATTTCGCCTACACAAAGAAAGGTAAGACCGCTGCTAAGAAGTATGCTAAGAAGACTGGTAAGAAGGTAGCTCGTAAGAAAAAGTACTAAGAGGTGTAACCAATGGCTATAGTGCAGGGTCGCACAAGGGCACAGATACGGCAGTCAATTGGTCATAACCTTGGTGCCCTAAGAACAGGCAGTGCTTATGATGCAGGGTCACAAACTACACTAATATCACTTACGCTTATTGGTGGTGACGATAACTATAATGGTAAGTGGATTGTAGTTAATGATGCTAGTAACTCTAGTAATATTGAAACCACAATCATTAGTGACTACACGGCATCTGCTTATAGGCTAACATTCCAACAGCAACTGTCTTTTGCTACCGCAGCTGGTGATACCTATGAGATATGGGACTCAGAATATCGACCTGAAACCATAGATGAATTTATTAATCAGGCTATTCTAGATACTACTGGTCATGCATTCGATCCAGTAGAAAGCCTAGCCTTACATTCGGACGGTAGTACCCAGAGATTTGATATACCTTCGGGTATATCAATGATACAAAATGTACACTATAGATCCAGTGTAGACTTCACACGGCTCCTGTCTTGTAATACTGCTATGGACGAGACTGTTGATTCAAACTTTACGATCACAGCAGATACCAAGATAAAGAAACAGGGCACTGCCAGTAACAAGATTGTTATTACAGGATCTGCCAGTGCAGGAGATCTAGCCACAGACTCAATTACCAGTAAAGACATTAGCCAGTATGACTATATAGAGTTCTGGATAAGGAGTACTGTAGCCACTTCAGCTGGTAACTTAAAAATACTTCTGGACGATTCGGCTAGCTGTGCTTCACCTGTTGAAGAGTTGTCTGTACCTGCCTTATCAGCAGACACATGGACATTCTGTAGGGTAGCCCTATCGAACCCGGAGAGCGACACAGCTATTATATCTGTAGGTTTGGAGTACGATTCAGATTTAGGAGCCTGTACGGTATGGCTAGATGACATTAGTGCAGTTGACCACGACTCTGCTGATTGGGTAAAGACCCCTCGTAATTTATGGAAGATAGATAAAGAGGCGAAGGATATAATATTTGACAGCTACTTTCATGGCACCGCACGGTACAATCTTTTAAAGATTGTAGGCGGTGACAAGCCAGCACTAATGACTGCCGATACAGCCACATCTGAGATAGATGAACAGTATATTATTGCCAGAGCTACTGCTCTTGCTTTTGCTGCTACATCAGGCGGTGCTAATACAGACCCTGATGACAGGAATAATATGGCTGGGTTCTGGATGGGTATGTCACAACAGGCTAAAAGACAGATTCCATTTTTAACTGATGTTAGACTGGTGGAATAATGGCTGCAAAAGTAACCGAAGAGAATGAGATATCTCTAAATGGTGTTTACTATCCACTCATAGCACCAGTACAAAGTGCTCTTGCCTCTATATATCCGGGTAAGATTGTTATTGGTGATACCACCAAGGATTCCCAATCACGCACCTCTATCGTTGCTTGGTCTAATTTCCAAGGCGGTATTGGTATTAATCGTATGGAAGGTCCGGGTGATATAGGCAGGGCATGGTGGTCTACCTGCCAATTACGGTATAACAATCACCTTGTTCTGGGTGGGCTTGCTACCCAGACGGCGTCTGTATCCCATGGACTATCGCAGAATTCTGTAGGTGCTATTGAAGAGTATAGTAATGAAGTGTATGGAGTATGGAATGGCACCAATTCAGAAAACCCCAAGGTGTACAAGTATAGTAATGCTTCAGATTCATGGGGGTCTGTCATCACAACAGGTATACCAGATCAGGTTACTGACTCAGTAACATGGACGGCACCTAACGATACTACTTATCTAGTATTTGCCCATTATGACAGTAATGGTTCTGGTTACACATACTTCGACGGATCTACTTGGACTAATGATACGCAGGATGCTCAGTGGTTGGTAACGTGGGACGATAGGTTATGGGGCATTACTTATGGAGGACAGCTATGGTGGTCCTTTACAGCAGGAACAGAGGTCACAGATGCAAAACTCTCTCTACCAGAGGGTTATGTAACCAGTATGTTTGTAGCCAGAGATGCATCAGGAGAACTAATCATCTATGTTGCTACCAAGCAGGGGTTATTTGCACATGATGCTGCTAATTCTAGATTCGTAGAAACTGAACTTGGCATTCCGTTCCACCCTGATGCAGGAAAAGGGGCACTACGCTGGAGAGACAGTGTGTACATACCATCGGGCTTATCCATGTATCGATATATTAATGGTGCTAATGCAGCTGTTGTTACTACTATGGGGTTAGATAGAGATGATGGGGTTCCTTCTGCATATCGTGGATCTATTACAGATATGGTATCTACTCACAATGAAATCATGGGAGCTATTGATGCAAGTCAGGCACCTACAGCTGTAGCCAGTACTGACATTCCATTTCAGTGGTCTAGTAACCAAGGGTCTGACGTTATTGATCCTGATACAGGAACCAGTGCTATTGTTGGGTGGGATGAATCTGGATGGGAAGTTAAGTGGCTTGCCTCTACAGCTGATGCTGGTAAGGGTATAGACATTATGGCAGTTAATCAGGCTTACGGTGAATATAGGTTATGGTGGGCACTAAATAATAATGTATATTTCATGGAGCTACCTACCAATATCATTAATCCTTCACTGGTATCTAACTTTGCATATGCAGAATCGGCTACTCACGAGACACCATGGGTTAATGCTGGGCAGAGTGAAGTAGATAAGCTTGCCCTTAAACTAAAGATTGAAGTGCAAGATGCATCTTCTGATGAAACTATACTGGTAGAGTATGCTACAGATTACAGTGAATCATACACTTCAATGGGTACTGTTACGAGTGATGGGATCACTACCTATAGCTTTGCTTCCGGGGTAGGCGTAGGTTTCCGTGCTATAAAATTTAGATTGACTTTAAGTAGAGCTAGCGGTGTAGCAAATAAACTAAGTTCACCTGATGTGGTATCTATGACTTTAGAGTTCAGGAAAAAGTTACCTGCCAAGTGGGGTCATCAGGCTAGGTTAGATCTTAATAAGACATATAAAGGTAAGTCTTCAAAAGACTTACGCTCTTCCCTAGTATCTGCGATAGAGTCCACAACTCTAGTAGAGTTTACATTTCGAGATGATAGTGGTGGAACACGTAACTACTATGTAGATATTATTTCTGCATCTGGAATAGAAGGCACCGGGTACGATGAACGTGGTATGTCTACTGTAAATCTGGTGGAGCCATGAGATTTCATGCTAACAGATCGAGGGTATCCACAGCTGGTACTCGTGTGGCTTTGTCAGCTGCCACTGGTGCCCCTGATTCTAACAGTCGTGTTCAATGGATTAAAGTATCTGCACGTACAGGTAACAGTGGCGTACTTTACTTCGGTGATTCCAGTGTGTCTAGCACACTGGGATATGAGTTATCCGCTAACGATAGCCTTGAAATAAATTTTGCTGATGCTGGTGGGACAGTACCTCTAAGTACATTCTATGTGGACTCATCTGCTAATAACCTTGATGCAGATTGGGCAGTAGTACTTGAATCGTGACAACTGAACAGAGGAGTATGCCCGGATGGTGGCAAGGAACATATTCGGAATGGATTGTATTTAATTTTTTGGAATCTATGGGGAAACAACACAGGAGGGATTTTATATATCAAGCAGATGCCAGTGATGGGATTGCCTTTAGATTTATCAATCCTAGTGATTTAGCAATTAACGTGACAGGATTAATGCATGATTATGAATCAGGTAAAGATGGGTCCAGTCAGAATTACATTACTAAACAGCAGATGATTGGACTTGGCATACGCCTAATCTTTATAGAAGACGTTGATTTGCAACAAGACCCACCCTATTATATCAGTGAAGCGTTAGAATATAGAGATCATTCTCATATGGGGAGTTAGCTATGGCAACGGTATATTTTTCTGGATATGTGTTTAAGGATAACGGTGACGCTGTAAGCGGTGCTACCGTTTCCTTGCTTGAGGCAGGTACTACAACTGAAGAAGCCTCTACTACTACTGACAGTAATGGTTTCTGGTCATTCAATGAGACTGATGATGATAAGTATGATGTAAAAATCACCCAAGGTAGCCAGATACGTTACCGTAAATGGGCTGATGAAATACAGGTTAAGGCTCTCGATGTTAGAAATAACGAGGGAGAAGGCGTACCAGCTGCAACCTTTACTAACTTTGCCGATGGTGACGATATGGAGATCGTTCATTATCGTGGGTTACGTGGTACAGGAGCAGCTGACGATAACCTGTTCTTTAGGTACTACATGGATGATGCCTCTGGCAATATTACTGAGATGGCTAACATGGCAGTCAACCTTGTTGATGCAAGTGCTTCTTCAGAAGATGTGAAGATCATATGGCAGATCAAAGCTGGTGCTAGTATGGTCGATGCCTTGACCATATCCTCTACATCTGGTGCAGTAGTATCCACAACCTTTAACCAGAATGCACTGACATTTGGAACAGGTGCTGATACAGATATAAGCCTTACCTTCAATGCCAACTCCTATGATGGAGTAATCACATGGATGGAAGATGAGGATTACTTCGCCTTCTCAGATGAAATCCTGATGAACACTACGGAAAAGATACACCTTCGTGATACTGCTATATATATCAATTCGTCTGCTGATGGACAACTAGACCTAGTAGCTGATACCGAAATACAAATAGCAGCTACCACTATAGATATTAATGGGACTGTTGCTCTTGACGGTGCTATTACTGGAGCAACTAACATCACCTTATCGGGTGAGTTAGATGCAGCCACCCTAGACATCTCTGGTAATGCTGATATAGATGGCACTACTAATCTTGATGCTGTAGATATAGATGGTGCGGTACAAATAGATGCTACATTTACATCAGGTGTTGATGGTCAGGGATATGACACCACGTTCTATGGCGATACCTCTGGTGCTTACATACTATGGGACACCAGTGCTGACAAGCTACTAACTGCTGGTGGTGCTGTAGTTGATATAGTTAAGGACAAACTCTTAATTGGTGGTACAGCAGTAACTACAACGGCTGCTGAGTTAAATGTACTGGATGCCGTAACAGCAGGGACAGTATCTGCTAGTTTAGGGGTGGTAGTTGATAGCAATAAGGATATCGGGTCATTTAGAAATATCACACTGACAGGTGAGCTAGACGCAGGTAGCCTTGATGTATCAGGCAATGCCGATATTGACGGTACTCTGGAGACAGACGCTCTTACTGTTGGTGGTACTAACGTACTCACAGGAAGTATTATCACAACCTTGGGAACTATTAGTGCAGGTGTATGGAACGGTACGGCTATAACAGGTGCTTACATAAACGATGACATTATCTCAGGACAGACAGAGATAACCTCTGGGCTAGCTGCTGCCGATGAGCTGCTATATTCCGATGGGGGCACAGTTAAAAAGATTGGACTTGATAACCTTGTCGAACTTGCACCAGCCCTTTCTACTGAAGATGCTATAGCTGACGGTGACTACATCTTGTTCTTGGATGGTGGTGC